AAAGTCTTACTTGTTCCAAGGTTTCGTCCGCGATAACCCACTTACAGATGACAAAGCTCCAGAAAATCCAATTCGTAGATTCATTATCAGTCCGCAGATTTTTAACTTGGTTAAAAATGCGCTTATGGACCCTGAACTGGAAAATATGCCCACAGACTATGAAGCTGGTCTAGACTTTAACATTAAGAAAACCAGCAAAGGTGGTTATGCTGACTACAGCACATCTACATGGGCTCGTCGTGAAAGTGCATTGAACCAAGATGAACTAGCTGCTATTGAAAAATATGGTCTGTATAACCTTGCTGACTTTTTGCCAAAGAAACCCAGCGATGCAGAACTCAAAATCATCAAAGAGATGTTTGAAGCTTCGGTTGACGGTGAACCATATGACATGGAACGCTGGGGTGCATACTACAAGCCTGCAGGTATGATGGGCGGTAATGCACCAGCTGCTGCAGAAGAAACAACTGCTACAAAGCCAGCGCTGTCGGTGGTAGCAAAAGTCACTAAACCAGAAGACTTGCCGTTTGAGGCCGACGAAGATGAAACACCGGCAGAAGTTGCCAAACCAACACCAGCCAGCGGCAGTAAAAATGCCATGGACATTCTAGCACAAATTCGTAACCGTCAGAAGCAATAATACTATTGCGCTTGTGTCATGTAGGGGAGACGGTCCCCTACATCTTTTATTGTTTTCTTATGAAACTTACAATTAGTTTAGGTGTTAATCAAGAAGATCAATTTGACATTGAACTTAAAAAAAATAATTTTGTTCAAAAATGGGTAAAAGAATTTGAATGGTGTTTAGACAATTGTGATTTCAACCAACATGAAGCTTTTGCAGGACTTCAAAGTTTAGAAACAGCACAAACAAAATTGATACATGCATGTGAAACCATAAACAAATATTTTAAAAAAAACTTTATTGAAATAAAATCTGATAAAACTCAAACTTATTACAATTATCTACATGAAAAGTTTGAACAGTTATCGGGGGAGTTTGGTAAACCCACTAAACTTTTTACAATAGCTAACAGTGAACTTAAACAAGCAATTAGAAACTTAAATTTTTATGTACATCGAGTAGAAAAACAAAAAGAGATTCTGCCTAATTTGTATATAAGTTTTGATAAAAATCAATATAGGCGTTGGCCTCTAGTCGAAGATGATTATGAACATATGAATTTTATTCTTCCTGCAGGCACATTGTTTCTGCACTATGCAGAACTAGGTAAAGAATTTCTAGATTTGTATCAAGATAATTTGCCTATTAACTACAAAAATTTTCGTAATCTGCACTATTATAGTGGGGAAGCAACCATAACATTCAAAGAAATTAATATTTTTGAAGATAATAATTACCTTATTTGGCTTAAGTCAAATAATATCGATCCTTATGATAAAAAATTAGGTCATGGCCGTATTGCTCTTGGCCAAGTAATGGATGTACAATCAGTTTTAAACAAAGTTCAAAAATATCAACATTTAAACAAAATAACCATAAAGGACTAATCATGGCAAAACCATTTGATGTAAGCAAATTTCGAAAAACAATTACAAAAAGTATTGATGGTATCAGTCTGGGATTTCGTGATCCAGATACTTGGATCAGCACAGGCAATTACGCCTTAAACTATTTAATTAGTGGTGCATTTGATCGCGGAGTACCGTTGGGCAAAGTTACAGTATTTGCCGGTGAATCAGGCGCAGGCAAAAGTTTTATCTGTAGTGGTAATTTAGTTCGTCACGCACAACAACAAGGCATTTATGTTGTATTGATAGACAGTGAAAACGCATTAGATGAAGCGTGGTTACATGCATTAGGTGTAGATACCAGCGAAAGCAAATTGCTAAAAGTTAACATGGCCATGATTGATGATGTGGCCAAAATGATCAATGAGTTTGTAAAAGAATATAAAACATTGCCAGCAGATGATCGTCCCAAAGTATTATTTGTACTTGACAGTTTGGGCATGTTGTTAACACCAACTGATGTTAATCAATTTGAAGCAGGCGACCTGAAAGGTGACATGGGTCGTAAACCTAAAGCTTTGACTGCATTAGTTCGTAACTGCGTTAACATGTTTGGTGATTTGAATATTGGATTAATTGCTACAAATCATACATATGCTAGTCAGGACATGTTTGATCCTGATGATAAGATCAGTGGCGGACAAGGCTTTATATATGCATCTAGTATTGTTGTTGCCATGAAAAAACTGAAACTTAAAGAGGACGAAGACGGAAATAAGATTTCAGAAGTAAAAGGTATTCGCGCAGCCTGCAAAATTATGAAAACTAGATATGCAAAACCTTTTGAGGGAGTACAAGTAAAAATTCCTTATGAAACTGGTATGAACCCTTATAGCGGTCTAGTAGATATGTTTGAAAATAAAGGATTGTTATCCAAAGATGGAAACAGACTTAAATATCAACTAACAAACGGCGCTGAACTTAAACTGTTCCGCAAAGAATGGGAACGAAATGAAGAAGGCTGTTTAGATCAAGTTATGGAAGATTATACTAAGCATCCACACAAAATTGGTGTAGAACCTATAACAACAAACAATGATGAATCATGATTTTCCAAAAATTATTGAAATAAAACCTGTTGATCAATATTTTTCATTAAGTTGGCGTATCACTTTGCGATGTAATTATGATTGCATGTATTGCAGTTATGATTGGCACGACACAACTAGTAAACACAAGTCATTGGATGAACTTAAAAATGCATGGATTTCAATTTTTGAAAAAACAAAACACAAAAATTTGAAGTATAAAATAAGTTTAACAGGTGGTGAACCAACAAATAACAAAAATTTATTGCCTTTTTTAACATGGCTAAGGCAGAATTATAATGAACACTTGTTTCAAATATTATTGACTTCGAATGGAAGTGGTACATACAGTTATTATTTGAAATTATTTCAAGTTATTGATAATATTTCATTTAGTACACATTCTGAATTTTTTAAAGAAAAAAAGTTTTTTGATATGATATGTGCATTACAAAAAACAATTTCAAAAGATAAATTTCTATTTGTAAATTTAATGGACGAATATTGGAATCAAGAAAGGCTTCCCATATATAAAAAAATTTTAGAAACAAATGGAATAAATTATGCAGTTAATCAAATAAATTATAAACATAAAATAAGAGAATACCCTGTGTTTAAAGGAAAACTAGATCTTGACACAACAAATTGATACTGCCTATAATTGCGAAATTATTTGTGCTAATGGGGAAAAATTTTTAATCAATGCTAATAGACTGCACAATCAACATTTAGATAATTGGAAAGATTGGCACTGTGAAGCAGGCAATAAAAGATTATGGATAGAACATGATGGATCTGTTTACGGCGGTGAATGTAAAAATGATTATCTAGGCAATGTTTTTGAAAATTGGGACATACTACCTGAACCTACTGTTTGTAAACAAATTCGATGTACTGCATGTACAGATGACCTGCTTATAAGTAAGAAAATAAAGGACAATTTATGACTATTGAAGTTGATGTGTTAAGTGAAGTTTACAGCACTCTTAAACAATATATTCCACAAAAAGACAGACAGGAAGCCAGCGACACTTTAATGAGTATTCTGGTAGACTTTTTAAATGACGACGAATTGAAAATTTTTGGTGGAACAGATCAATACACTAAACGAAGTTTAGAAGAATACGCTGGTGGGTATGACGAAGAATACGAAGACGATTACGAAGAATAATGTGGTATAATCGAATAGTTCAAGACTTGGGTAATATACCCGATTTTATTGAATACTACGAAAATGAGTTGGTAGAAGCCAAACAAGATTGTGGTATTCGCGGTCACCTTGAACGCAATATTTCATCTTTACCTGGAATCACTGAACATAGGTTTAATCAGCTACAAGAAATTGAAGCAGTATTAAATTATTTAGGTATTCAACTAAGAAAAATTCGTCGTAAGCATTTTCAAAATTATTTGGAAAAATATAATAGAGCACTGACCAGTCGTGATGCTGAAAAGTATGTTGACGGTGAAGATGAGGTGATTGATTTTGAAACCATTATTAATGAAGTAGCATTAGTTCGCAACAAATGGCTGGGTCTTATGAAAGGTCTTGAAAGCAAAAACTTTATGCTAGGGCATGTCAGCAGACTCAGAACAGCAGGTATGGAAGATATTTCATTATAAGTAACAGTATGAAAATTGTACTTGTAACCGGCGGATTTGACCCTGTGCATTCAGGACACATTGCCTATTTTAAAGCAGCTCGTACTTTAGGAGATCAGCTTATAGTAGGCCTTAACAGCGATGAATGGTTGGCCAGGAAAAAAGGCCGTGCATTTATGCCCTGGAATGAACGACTGGCTGTGATCAATAACCTTAGCATGGTAGATGAAGTATACACCTTTGATGATCACGATGGCTCTGCCAAATCATTTATTCGCCAAGTACGAGCCCACTATCCTGATGCCAAACTGATATTTGCCAACGGCGGCGATCGCACTGCCAATAACATTCCAGAAATGGATGTTACAGATGCCAACATAGAGTTTGTGTTTGGAATAGGCGGCGAAGATAAAAAGAACAGTAGCAGTTGGATTCTTGATGAATGGAAAGCACCCAAAACTAACCGTACTTGGGGTTATTATAGAGTATTGCACTCAGTGGGTTCGGGTGTTAAGTTGAAAGAATTAACAGTAAGCCCCAAAACTTGTTTAAGTATGCAGAGACACGCACAAAGAGCAGAATTTTGGTTTGTGGCCGAAGGCGAAGCCGCAGTTTATACTTTAGACGCTGGCAGCGATCATGATTTAGTGGGTAATTATAAAGCACATGAACATGTTTTTATAGCCAATAATCAATGGCACATGTTATGCAACGAAACAGATCAGCCACTAAAACTAATTGAAATTCAATACGGTGAAAACTGTATCGAAGAAGATATAGTGAGAAAATCTAATTAATAGTAATAGTGCTTATAGCGCCCAGCTTTTGTTCTACTTTCTGCTATAATTTCGCTTAGGTCTATTAGATAGTTCCAAAAATGTTTCAGTAGTTTCATAATTAATCCTTAAATAGTTGTCTGTCAAATCTGCGTTGTAACAGTTCAATTTCAGCAGTACTTTGTGGCCTATGCAAGGATATAAAATTATCTAGTTCAGCCTGGTAAGTGCTTTTGCTGTCAAAGAACTGTTTAATCTTTTGAATTATTAAGTTCATTGTTTTTCCTATCAGTGTTTCTACTAGTATTTATATCAGTGTTTCTACTGATATAATATAAGTTAAAACTAATTTCGATTTTTAAATAAATATCTGATATGTGAGTAACTTATGAGATTTACTGAATTTATTACCGAACAAGAACAAACTGCAAGCGATGTCAATCAACTTATCACTGACATCAAAAAAGGTGAAATAGCACCCACTGTGTTGCAAGCTATTAGCAGTTATATTAAGAAAAAAATAAGTACCCAACAAGAACCCGAACAAGGAAAAATTCAACAGACTCAGGCACCCGCGCAACCAGCTCAACCAGCACAGCCGCAACAGCCTTCTCAACCCCAAATTTCTGCTGGCCAACAGTCTATGCAGACTACCCCAGTAAATCAAACTCAAATTGATTCTCAACTACCTGAAATAAAAGAAGCTGCATTAGAACTTCCTGCAGGTATTACACTTCAACCCGACGAACTGCGAAAATTCCTATTAAAAGGGGGTTTTAAAAGTGAAGAAGTCAACAACATAGTAACTTTTGCCTATAGACAAACCATGCAAATTACTTGCGAAAAAATAGCTGCTATGAAATTATACAAAAAAGGAGCAGCTGACATTTTAATGAGTATTTTGCTGTACACTCCTGGCACTTTAAGTCAGCGTAATCACATAGCTCAAATATTAACCAAAACTGGTGTTTTAGATTTAAGTAAGTTTAGCAATCCACATAGAGGTACTTTTGACGATTTAATCTTAGCCAAATACAAGTCTAATCCTATTGTATTAAATTTAAAAGCTGCTTTAAAAAATCGCAGCGATTTACCTACACAAGTAAGTGCGGCCAACAAAGGGGCAGGTGAAGACTTAATCAGCATACTAGGAAATCCAGTAAACAAACTCAGCCCTGGTGATTTGAATATTAACGGAAAAGAATTTGAAATTAAAGCCATGGGTGCAAGACTAAAAGGTTTTGGTGGTAGTGCTGTTTATGGTGATGCTACCAGAATCTATACCGAATGGGCAACTTTGGTAGGACAAGCCTTAGGTCCTGAAGGACAAAGCGTACTTACTGGTCACGGAGTCAGTTTAAAAAAGTATTTTCATTTTAGTCTAGCAAATTTACAAGCACTAAATGATGCCATGGATGCCAGCAAAGTGCCTAATGCTGGTGAACTGATACGCCAAGCTTTTGAACTATTGTTAGAGACACTGTACCCACTAAGTAATTCAAAAATGCGTGAAACAATTTTGCGTAGTTTTAATAAAAAAACGGGTAAGTTTAATTTTGAAGAATTACGAAAAAACTGGTTTCTGTTTAGTTATGATTATTACAAAATGGCCACAGCTGACAAAAAAACCGGTGAGTCTATGTATGCAATTATGTTTTTTAATCAAGGTACCGAAGAATATCAAATTGTTACAGATAAAAAACAAATCGAAAGCAATTGGAATGATTATCAATTGGGCAGTGATTTGTTTAACTGGACTAATCCTACAGGCCAAGCACCTAAAATTACTTTGGGCAAAGAAACAAGAGAACGACGCAGTAGAGCAAAGACTGCTACTTGACTTTAATTAAGTAAAAACTCATAATTCATATAAATAAATTTATGAATTATGAGTTACATTATTTTAGATTAATAGAAAAAGCTAAAAACCGTGAAATAAGTGGTTATACAGAAAAGCATCATATCATTCCCAAATGCATGGGCGGGTCAGACGATAACGAAAATTTAATCAAATTAACACCTGAAGAGCATTATGTTGCACATCAATTGCTGGTGAAAATTTATCCAACAAATTATAAACTTACTAGCGCCGCAGCAATGATGATTCCCGGCAGACCATCAAATAAATTATACGGTTGGTTGCGTAGACGACTTTCCCGTGCAATGTCAATTGAACAAACTGGAAAAGCAAATAGTCAATTCGGTATGATTTGGATTACAAATAGAAAATTAAAAGAAAATAAAAAAATTAAAAAAACAGAACCTATTCCTGAAGGGTGGCAAAAAGGCAGAATACACAATTTTAGTAAGCCTATTAAAGATCCAAATATAGATTACAAACGAGCAGCTTATGATCTAAAAAAAGAAGAAGCTAGGAAATTGGCTAACGAATTATTTGACAAATTTAAAGAATCGCAGTACAATTCTATTTGTGCTTTTGCTAAAGCCAATGCTACTACGCAGCCTAGGCTGTGTATGCTTTGGAAAAAGTATGTTGATGAATATAATCAAAATCGACAACAGGGTAAAAGTTTCAAATAATGGGACGGACGCCGTATTGGTTGCAGGCCCTGGACTCATAATCCAGTCTCGAAAGAGCGTTGAGGGTTCGAACCCCTCCCGTCCCACCAATTTGAATAAATACTGTTAATATGAAATTAGAAATTTATATTAACGATAAACTTTGGAAATCCGAACCCATTGACAGTTTGGCTTATCAGCCTGTAAAATATTGGATGGAAATTAATAATCAAAAAGCCACAGGTCAACTTGATAGTTTTGATATTGACCAAGGTGTGCAGGTAAAGTTTGTTCCAGTCGAAGACAATTAATCTTATCGATACAATACTTGAAAGAATTTTATTCTTTTAAGGTGCTTAAAATTAATGGCTATAGAAAATACAAAAAAATATATAAATGCTGCCATCTGGCAATCTTTGTTTGCATCAACAGAACGGCCATATTACGATGTTGCAGGCAAAGTATATTACAATAAACTGGAGGCTATAGTTGAAACCGATAAACTTAGCAAACAAACAGGTATAGGTCCTTGGTTTATTTTAAGATTTAACTGTTTTAACAATCTATCCACTGTAGATTTCAGCAGCGAACCAAGTTTAAGTTATCAAGAACTATGTGTTCAACGAGCTCAACAATTACGAGATAAGTACAACTATATTCGACTATGGTATAGTGGTGGAGTTGATAGTCATACAGCATTACGCAGTTTTTATGAAGCTAATCTGCCTATAGATGAAATTGTTACTGTTAGACAAGATGACATAGGAAAATATCATAACTTTGAATCTACGCAGGTGGTAAAACCTAATTTAGCAAAAATTCGTGCATGGTTTCCTACCGCCAAAATAACTGAACTAGATTACACAATAGATCTTAATAATAATGATTTTGACTCTGACAGATTTCAAAGTAAGTTACTACGAATGGTTCCAGGCTGGCATTTAATTAGAAATCCATCCAGTGCATTTGATCTAGATCACACACTGTTGCGCGAATTTGATAATAACAGTCATTGCGAACTAGTAGGAGAACCTAAACCTAGTGTAATCAAAAAAGATAATAAATGGTATACTTATATTTTAGACAGCACAATAGAAGGTGTTCTTACATTACCTGGGCTAGAATTATTTCATTTAAGTAGAGATTTTCCGCAACTTTATATCAAGCAATGTCATCTGTTAAAACATGCATACGAAAAATTAATGCAAGGACAGCCAGATTACTACAGTAAAACTCTTGATAAAAATTTTGAACAAAAAAATATTATTTTGCAAAGACATAATGAATGGGACACACAAAATATTTCACAAAGACATAATAAGTGGGCTAAACCATTAGCTGGTAAAGATCAGCCAGCTATGATATTTGCAAACGATTGTTTTGCTGTGTCGTCCGAATTCGAAATCCAATATAAAAAATTTAGTGCAGTCTTCAAAGAAAATATATACGATGTTTATCAAAACTATTTTGATGCAGGACAAAATTGGAAACACACCAAAGGTATGTTTAGTATTTTTTGGTGTTTAGACGAGCATAAAAGTTTAACAGTGGATCAACTATGGCCAAACGGTTTTGGCAATTATTAAATTACAGGAGTAAGAATGAATAAATTTATACTAAGTGCATTTTTAATGGTGTTGGCTTGTTTTAATACCAGCGTTTATAGTAAAACATGGCCTGAAAAAGAAATAATTTTAATAGTACCATTTCCGCCAGGCGGCATAGTAGACAATATTGCAAGATCGTTTGCTGAAGATCTACCCAAAGTGGTTAACAAACCAGTAATTGTAAAAAATGTTCCTGGAGCTTTTAATGTTTTGGCCATTAATGAATTGTTAAAAAATGACCCCAATCATACTTTCATAATTAGTATAGGCAGTATTGTACATTCAGGCATTGCCAAAGACAACGATTTGTATAAAGAACTTATTCCTAACATGGTTGTGGGCTCCAGTAAAATTACTGTGTTTAAAAATAAAAATGCCAACACAGAGGAATTTTTACAGCAGATTCGTGGTAAGCTTCCAGTTTTGGTAGCCGGAGG